AACTTGTCCTGCGCGTCGTCGGTCCAGCCGATGCCCAGGCCGGTGGCGTCGATGCACACGCGGCGGCAGCGCTCGAACCAGGGCCACAGGATCTTCTCCTGCTCGCTCTTGCGCATCTTCTCCATCACCTCGACGTGCCTGGTGTAGGCCACGTCGCCCAGCACCTCCACGACCCACAGCACGGTCAGGTCCTTCTTCCGGCCAATGTCGACGCCGGCGTACAGCTGGCCCTGGAATGGGCCTTCGAGGCCGCGCTGCCAGTCGGCGCCGCCCGCGTATTCGCAGGCCGTGATCAGGCCGTACTCCAGGAACTTGGCATCGTCGTCGGCCGGGATGCACATGTACTCCTGGTCGAACGACTCCTCGTCGGCCGCGCCGCGCTTGATGAAGTCGAAGTACTCGGCCTCGTCCATCGCCTGCTGCTCTGCGTCGGCCGGCAGCGCCTGCTGCAGCTTGTAGAGGAAGCCCTGGTCCAGGGCGTCCTGCAGCGTCACGCGGTGCAGGCTGATCTTCTTCGGGTTGCCACCGTGTCGCGCCTCGCGAATCAGCTGGTTGAAGAAGCTGTAGGAGCCGCGGTGGGTGCTGATCACCTCCATGCTGCCGCCCCAGGTGATGCCGGGATAGGCGATCGCCCAGAGCTTGCGCTGGTCGGCGTGCAGCGCGAATTCGTCCAGGATGCGGCTGCCGCGCTTGCCGGCCTGCGCGTCCGGGTTGCTGGACATGCTGTGGATTCGGCGGCCGCTCGCGAACTGCAACACGTATGCGCTGATCCGCTTCTCCGCGTCGATCACCACCTCGCCCAGGTCCTTGGCGGCGCGGTTCATCACCTGGGCCCACAGCTTGCAGTCCTCGATGAACAGGCGTGCCTGGATGTCGTCGCGGCTGCTCACCCACTCGTCGTAACGCGCGCCCTGAGCGGCGGCGCGCTCGTCGGCGGCGTAGGCGGTCGACCAGCTCAGGCCGATCTGCCGCGCCTTCTCCATCGCCTTCAGGCGCGACTCGTCCTTGATCCACGCGGACTGATAGGGCAGGAACACGGCATCCCGGTCTTTCGGGATGCACTTGGCCCGCCCCTTGATCTTGCTGGTGGTGGCCATCAGACGATGCCCAGCGCCTCGCGGATGGCGGCCTTGGTCTCGGGCGTCACGCCACCCTTGGTAGGCATCGCCTCCAGCTTCTTGCGCTGCTCCTCGAGAAGTTCCTGGCGCGCGATCGCGGCCCACTTGCGCTGGGTCACGCTGCTGCGCGCCACGTCGGCGATCGACTTGGTGAGCTTCACCAGGTTGACAGTCGCCGGGTCGACGTCCATCTCCAGCAGCACGCCGAACAGCTTTTCCTGGGTCAGGCGGATCAGCGCCTCGTTCATGGCGCCCTCGTCGTCGGGGCTGGCCTGGACGATGGCCTTGGCCTGGTCGGTGGCGACCTTCAGCGTGGCTAGCCGCTTCTCCAGCACGCTGCCATACCGTTGCAGGCTGCTCTTGCCGACCTGGTGGCCTTGCGCCTTCAGCGCGGTGGCCAGCTGGCCGTAGTCGGCGAAGCCGTTGGCGATCAGCGCCTGGTCAAGCCATGCGCGCAGTTCCTGGGGCAGCTCCAGCACCTTGGGGCGTTTCGGCATGGATCACCCTTGCGTGATGGTGGGCCGGCTCACGCCCGGCTGCGCGTCCACCGTGTATTCGACGAAGTCGATGCCGAACCGGGTCAGGTCGACGAACCAGCGGTCCAGCGGATCCTTCTTGACGTGCGTCAGCTCGCGCTCTTCCAGGTAGTCGAGCTCGCGCCGCAGCTCCAGTTGGGTGGCATCGGGGTAGACCGACTGAATCACCGGCAGAAGCGCCTCGGTGTACATGCCGTGCGGCCGCGACACGTTGATCGTGGCCAGGATGTGCCAGCGCATCGCCTCGCGGCGGATCTTCTGCAGGACGGGTGAGAGTTGGGCGGTCACGTGGCGGCGCCTCCGGAATTGCGGGTCATGAGAGCGCGCTCCATGCGGAGCGCGAAGTTGTCCACCTTGGCCTCGATCGTTCCGATCGCGCGGACGAAGTCATCGCGCCGCACGTAGTCGCGCGGCAGTTCGGCCTTGAATTGCATCAGCTGGCGTTCGAGCTGCAGGGTGGCCTCGGCTTCCTGGCGCAGCTCGGTCCCCAGGCTGGCCAGCGAGTTGGCGAGCGTGGCGTAGCGGTCCTTTTCGCGCTGCTCCTGCTGGTAGACGATGTACTTCACCAGGCCGAAGAGCGTGCCCAGGAAGAACACGGCCAGCGTGATGAGGTGCGTGAGAGTGAGCTGCAGAGTCAAGGGGCGTCTCGCGATGGGGTGGTTTACACGGCCGCCAGGGCTACCGTCTTTGCTTGGTCAGGCGCTGACACACCGCTGAATTGCGTGGTGTTGCCGTACACGTTCACCGGCTTCGTCGCGTCCAGGTTCAACACGCCACCGGTTTGCGAGATGCCGGTGCTGTTACGCAATACACTCACGCCGTATCCGACCGTGAGCGTGCCGCCGGCGAGCTGGATTGCGTTGGTGTTGCCCTGGTACTTCGCGTCCTGGAGCGTGGTGCTCCCGCCCGACACGCGCAATGCTGCAGTGGTCAGCGAGCCGATGCAGTCGTGGCCGGCGACGGTCACCGTTGCGTTGCACGTCAGCGCTCCGGTGTAGTTCCGAACGGTTGCAGTCACGGTGCCGGGGAAAGCTCCTTCGTCAATCAGCATCGTGCGCGCGACGACGTCCTGGACGTGGATCTTCGAAGCAGTGGCGGAGGAAATGCCGAAGTAGAAGTCGACGTCTGCATTGCCAGCCGCATAAGCGTTGCGGATGTCGTAGTCGCCCTGGCCGATGGTCACGAAGCCCTGCTTGCCGTTGAGGTCGAACGTATCGCTCACGCTGCGGACGGTGTTGTCCGTGCCGTGCGGCGCGAAGCCATCGCCCACGTTGCCCCAGAAGCGGCCGAACATGCCCGCCGTCGAGACGCCACCGCCGTTGATGTTCACGCCGTCATCGCCAGAGTCGTAATGCTCCACGCGGAAGTAGCGCCACTTCGTGGTGCTGGTCGCGATGTCGAAGACATCCGTGTCGCCGCTGTGGCAGATCTCGGTGTAGGACTCCGTGACGCGGGTGCGGTCGCATCGCACGGCGGTGTTGCGGCCGAAGGCGATGCGCACGCCAGCTAGCTCCACCTCTCCGCCCGTGAACTGGACGCCGATGTTGGCGTTTGACACCTCGAGCAGTTTTCCGCCTGCGGTCGACCCGCCGACCGGCTTGTAGTAGATGCCCTGGCCTTCGGTGCCGGTGCCGAACCACCAAGCGCCGGTCGCATTGCTGGCCGCCCGCACCGCTGCTTCGCTGGCCGAAGCCTGCGGGAAGGCCGCGCGCACGCCGCCGGGATCCGCCTGCAAGACGCCGATCCGCGCGATCGAACCGCTGACGTTTTCCCACAGTGCCACCGGGTTCGTTGCCGTCGCATAGAACTTGACGTTCGCGTCGGCTGCGGTGGCCGGCAGAGCAGAAGCAACGGCGCCCGTGCTGCAGTACAGATTTGCCCGCTTGCCCGTGTCGCCGGCACCGGCATAGGAGCTGAAGCGGATGCGTTGATCGGTGAACAGCAAACCCGCGTGGCGGTGGTCGGCGTTGACCCGCAGGATCACTTCCGACGCACCCAATGCGATGGCACGTGCAACCGTCTGGACCGGAGCGCCGAGCGTGCCCGGGTTTGCGTCGTTCCCGTTGAGCGCGTCCACCCAGATCTTGACCACGCCGGCGGCCTGTAGGGCGGCGGAAGTCGCAGCGGGCACGTTCACGATCGACGGCAGGCCGATCGCGTTCTTTCCCAGCCACATGTTGGTGATGGTCACTGCCGCGGAGGCCGTGATGGCCCCGCTCGTGCGGTTATCGAAGCGCACGTGTTGCTCCACGGGATTCGCTCCGGAGGTGGCTGCGCAGGTGCCTTGGAAGAAATACCAGCCGTCTCCGAGGTAGCCCTGCGCGGTGATCGTCGCCTGCAGCGTGCCACCCGGTAGGCCGGTTGCGTTCTGCATGACCAGATTCGGAAGCGGTCTGTCCGCCTTGAATAGGGCAGTCCACGAGTCGCCGGCGAGCATGCCCGGGGTCGGAACAATGACTTCGACCAGGTTGCCTGCGGGAATCACCACGGTGCGGCCGTTGGCGGTGCTGCCGGTGCCGACCACTTGGCTGTAGCTGCCCACCGCGTAATAGTTGGCAACCTGGTTTGCAGCGTCTGCTCCAAGCAGCGCTGCGACCGCCGCAGATGAGTTGGCCGTGACCGCGACTGCCTTCGTGTCAGCCGCTTTTCCCATTGCGGCGCGGAACGAAGCGACCGCGCCGGAGGAGTTTTTGAGACGGACACGGAAGTGGTCGAAAGTCGCGTCGAGCGTCACGTTTCGCAGGGTCAGCAGGCCGTTGCCCTCGTCGGTGAGCACGGTCGCGGTGCCGGCGATCTGCGCATCGGCAACCGTACGTTGGTCGACAGAGGAAGTCGCGAGGTTCAGCGTCCCTGCGGTGACTTCCACGAAAATGTCCATCGTGGCAACGCCGCTGGAGAAGGGCGGCTTGGGGACGTTGAACCAGCAATCGCCCCCGGTCTGCATGTCGTATTGGAAGTCCGCCCGTGCCGACGTGAGGCTGTTGAAG